GCAGCGTAGAACTGACGGCCTACCTTAGCGGCGGCTTTAATGATGATGACATCCAAGTGGCGGTCTTCGATGGATGTGACTTCCTTGCCATCTGACATCAAGCGGAACACGCCGCCTTTAATCGAGATGCGCTTGCCTGCGGATGCACCACCGCCACCTGTTAGGGCACGGGCTGTATCGGACAACTCGTTGTTACGAGCGAAAGCTGGTACTTGCGATGCGTTAAATGCTACTACATTACTCATGGTAATCTCCTTACTTGCTGGTTGGTTTAGTTACTCGGATTTCAAAATCCGAAAAAGCGTTTAGTCCGGGAGGGACTAGGCCGGGGTTCTCTTCAAGGAAGGTAATCATGTTGGTCTGCGCAATGCGCTTCTCAAGTAGATCGACCACCTCATGTTCAATTATGAATTTCTTGAACGAGTCCCAGTCTTGTGTCGAATACCGTGTCTTGTTAATCATGGACACGGTTCCAAACTCGGTTTGAACAGACTTAACGCCAAGCGCTTTCATCTGATCTTTCATAGCAAACTTTAGCGTGTCTTGCTTCTCTTTCAACAACTCGACCTTGGTGTCATAGTCCTTGGTCAGTGTATCAATTTCCGTCTTGATCTTGCGATAAATACGGGCTAACTTATCCATCGGGATGATGTCTTCTTCCATTTTGCTTTCTCCTTATTATGTCTAGCGTTTGACAAGTGTACATGAGTTTTTGGCTTTGCAATATCCTTTCTTAAAAATTTATTTCGTTTTCAAACATGCGCGTAAGCAAAGAGTTATCCACAACCTTGGAACTTAAAGCTGTGAACATCTTCTTCTCTATCGGGCTACCTTCTATGTGGATAACTGTTACCTTATCCGCGTTCTGACCCTTGCGATCGGCACGGGCTATGCACTGTATGTACTGCTCAACAGACATCAACGGCCCATAAAAAATAACTGTGTCAGCGGCTGTTAGGGTAATCCCGTGGGCCGATGCTTGGGGCTGCATGACTAGCACCCTTGGGTCTTTCTCATTTTGAAAGCGGCGGATTGTGTCCGCACGTTTGTTGGGTGTCACGCCGCCGTGTATGCACTCTGTGTTGATGCCCTTCTTTAGCAGGTGATGGTAGATGCTGTCGATGCTGCTGCGAAACAATGCAAAGATCAATACCTTGCGATCTGTCTCGCCCAGAATCTCTTCGAGCACCGCCAGCCTTGGTCCAGCATCGAACTCCACCACGTCCTTGTCATCTGTATATACAGCGCCGCATGAAATCTGTAGCAGCTTGGATACCACGGTGGCTGCGTTGACTGCGGTGATCGCCTCGCCTGCTGCCTGTATAGCCATACGCTCTTTCAGTATGTTGTAGTACTTCGTTTGCTGCGGGGTCAAAGGTACTATGCGGGTCATGGTCAGCACAGGGGGTAAGTCCAAACACTGCGCCTTGGTGAACCGAATGGCTGGCTGCAACGCCTCGTGTACTAGCTGCGGGGCTTGGGGCTTGGGCCCCCACTTGAACATAGTGATCTTGTTCATCACCATATCTCGCCAAGCGGTAAAGAACTTGGGGATGCCGTTGGGGTTAACCAGCTTAGCCAAGCCGTACGCATCCACAGGGGACTGCGATGCAGGTGTGCCCGTCATCATCCACAGGTGTGTGTTTGGTTTGATGATGCTGTTAAGCGCCTTCCAACGCCGTGTTGTCGGTGTCTTGTATGCGTTCGCTTCGTCAACAATAACCAAATCAAAGCGACCGTCGTTGTTGATCTCGTTGGCAATCAGGTTAAGCCCGTCGTAGTTGGTGATGACGAACTCGTAGTCCTGCTGCACCATCTCGATACGGCGTGATGCTTGTGTGTGATGCGCCACGATAGCGGAGCGGTGGATGATGCTGTTACTAAGGTCGCCCAACCAAGCGCTCTGCATGATGGACAGCGGGCACAGTATCAACACACGGCGGATTTTGCCGATGCTCATAAGGTAGTCTGCTGCCCACAAAGCGCTCAGCGTCTTGCCTGTTCCCGGCTCGCTGAATACAAACGCCTTGCGGTTGAACGTCAAGAACTCTGACGTATCGCGCTGGTGTGACATAGGCTTGTACTTGCCCGGCCACTTGTAGCGGTAACTAATAGGCGAAGGTACATCTTTGACACCTAAGTTTCGTAGTACCTTAACCTCTTCCATACCGAAGTAAACCAATATCTCATACGTCCCATTGCTTTCCGATAGGACTTTATGTTTAGGTATTAGGTTGTACTTGGTGGGGTTTCTGGTTTTGAATAAAAGTGCTTTGTTGTCGATTACTTGCATTTGCTTCTCATGTTTTTATGTACTGTCTTTGAACACTGGGGTAGGCATCCCAATAGTTTTTGTTGAACACAACATTTTTTACGCTGTCGATTCCAGTAAGCCGTTGGTCTCTGTCTACAACACGCCCGTCCCTGCTCCAGATAATTGCAGGAACCATGTACTCGTTAGCTAAAAACTTGTGCCCAGCTTCTGTAATTTTGTACAAGCCAGATCGTTTCTCGGGACTATGCTCCGCTAAACCAAACCACACCAGTACACTGCAATGTGCTTGCGCTCTGTAAGGTGCGCGCACCATACTGTTATTAACGATTGCGCCGTGCCCTGCTTGAACAAATACCCAGTCGTCAGCTTGCGCCAACATTTCCAACATACGCACTTTGTTTTTACACATTGAGTGCGGGTTTAACTTTCTTATTTTTTGGTTGCAATGTATGCACACTTCCATTTGTTTCTCCTCGGTTTTTTTATTTGATGCTGTGGTCGCTTTTTCTAGCGTACGACCTGTTAGCTGTTGCGGACTTGACTTGCAAATTACTGCGTGTCGTTGTGCCGCCTTTGCTTAACGCCTTCTTGTGGTCAACGTCTTTGCCGTCGCCTTTGTGTACTAACCCTTCTTTCTCAAGCATCGAGCGGGCTTTGTTGCGGGCTGCACGTTTCTTTTTGACTTCGGGCTTTTGATCGTATGCAGGATAAGCTGCGCGATCGGCTGGGTTTTTGTAAGGCATGACTGTTCCTTTAGTGTTTAGGATGGTTGAGACAGGTTGTTACTGGGCACCAAGGGCAAAGCGGTGATGGCTTCGGGTTCCACACACCTGTCTCATGCGCTTGTTCGATACGGGCAATACGCTGGCGGTATGACCACCACTCGGCATCGGCTTGGCTAACTACCATGCTGTGCTTGACCATATCATTTTTGACGACAAACAGCAATGCGGAGTTGACCTTACGGATGTGGGGAAAGTGCTTGAACACCATGATGGACATGAGCTTTAGCTGCTCCCTGTCAGGGTACTTGTTGTTCCCTGTCTTGTAGTCCACCACCCACGCTGTAAGGTTGTCGTCGTCGATGATAAGCAAGTCGGCAATGCCGCGTACCCACACCTCTGGACCAACCCACTTGCAGGGAACGAGATCGGTTGTAAGCGCCATCTGATGCTCAACGAGTTTGCGTCCGGGCTTATTGCTAAGCGCATCAAGCGTTGGCTTAATGAACTCGAACTGCGCTGGCAAGTCCTTACCTTCGCCGATGTACTCCTCTGCAGATTTGTGTAGCTCTGTTCCGTACAGGGTGGCAACGGTCTCAGTGAACTTGTACTTCTTGAGTACCCGCACCTCTTGGTACTTCTTAGGGCAGCTTTCGTAATCCTTGAGCGCTGAGTGCGACCATACAACCTTTGGCATTAGAACCTCGCAGAGTCGATGGCTTTCGATAGCCGGTTAGCGAACCCAGTAACAAACACTTCGTCACGGTTGAGGTTGTGTCGCCCCATGTCGTGCAGAATTGCGTGAACCAACTCGTGCCAAAACGAATCCCTAACCTCTGCGCCTGCAAGCATACGACCCGTGTGTGGGTGACGCGATGCAATCGCAATGTGTTGGCTGTCGTAGTGGACATTACCTATGATCTTCTTGTCTAGCATGGCTTCCACGATCTCGACTGAATACATCTTCTTACCTACTCGCATGCGCCTTGGGAACTGCGCTTTTAGTTTTGTTGGCATAACTTCTCCTATCCTTTTGCTAGTCCATATCTACGGTGCGCACCACCGTCAGCGGCTAGGGGAATCCCCGGCAAATACTTTGGCTCCATGACCATTTGCGCCAAGACCCAAGTCTTAGCGTAAGCAACCTGTTCATCAGGTACAACTGCAATCTGTTCGTCGTGAACAGTTCCAGCCACAAAATATTTTTTAGATACCCGTAGCATACCATCAGTCATGACGATCCGTGCAACTGCTTGCGTAACATTGTTGGTTACTTTCCCTGCGTACAGCTTGGTAGCGTCGTCTCCGTACACCCAGTTGAACTTCTTTGTAAGGATGCCGTCAGCATCACGCTCGTACTGCTTGCGCAGGTTGGGATACTTCAGGCTCATGCCGTTTGGCAGCACGATCTCCTCCTTGCGGAAGGTGAGGCACTTGTAGGTGTACTCCTCGCCCTCGTACAGGGATGAGTTGATAAGCCCCGAACACATCTCCCAAAACGTCACCACAGGATGCGCTGTTGCACGGTAGATGTCGATGATCTTCTTGGCAGTAACGCAGTGGATGACCAACTCTTTCATGGTGCAGATGTGCGGTATCTCCAGCAGCTTCTTGACGTTATCTTCCCAGCCCAAGAACTTGTCAATGTACGCCTGCGTAACGCCTAGCTGCCGCCCGTCTGCCTTGGTATAGCGTAGCGGTGGTGCGCCAAGGAACCCGACCAATAGCTGCTGAGCGAACGATGCCCACCCAAGCCCATACCCTGCACCAAGCAGAGCCGACTTCGCTGACTGGCGATGCACTGGGTGGCTGTCCTTGGTCATGCCCGGGATGTTGAACATCTGCGCCCCGAACTGTGCGTAGGCATCCTGACCCGAACGGAAGATACTCAGCAGGTCTTGGTAGTCCGCTAGCCACGCCAGCACACGCGGCTCGATCTGAGACAAGTCACCCACAACAAGCTGGTGTCCAACAGGAGCCATGATCGCCTTGCGTAGGAACGACCCACGCTTTAGGTTCTGCATGTTAATGGCGCTCCCCTTACTAGCCGTCCACCGCCCTGACAGTGCGCCGTAGTACGACAGCGGTACAGGTAGAGTACCCCGACCTGCGATCTCAAGGAACCGTTGCGCTCGAGTGCGCTCGGTAGTGGACTTAACCTTGAGCCGTGCCTCGCATAGCGCAGCAGCATCTTCGTTGTCCCCGTTGAGCATGGCTTGGAACATAGCATCCGTCTTAGCAAAGGCAAAGTTCATACCAATAGGCTTAGGTGTCTTAGCCGTTGGTTTCTTTTTCTTCATAGGTGGTGTTATGCCTACGGCCTTCAACAACTCAGCGAACTGTCCGTTACTTGCCAGCGCAGCATCCGTCACACCAAGGCGTGTCAGCAACTCCTCACGCTTTTCCTTCTCTTCTTCCAGCGCATTGACTAGCATCAGCTTATCAAGCACCAAGCAAGGCTGCGTGTACATCTTCAAGGTCATGTCTATGAGCCGTAGTTCCGATGTAGGGTATCCAACAACGAAACGCTTAAATATCTCCTCACACAGGTATACGTCATGCCTACAATAGTCTGCGAGTTCTTTTTCAATTTCCGCCGATATTTCAGTGAGGCCATCAGTGGAGTGAACAGCAGTCCCTTTTGGGGGGAGGGAAAAGTCGGAGGCCAATTTTGCGAGAGAGTTACCCACTTCAATTCCTCGAAGAGCCCGCCCCATTGACAGGGTGTCGAAGATGAAGCATGGCTTGACCCCGTATCTCCAAGAGAGGACTGATACATCGAACTGGGCGTTATGTGCCAAGATTGCTGTTCGCTCCCAGTTGTATGTCGATAGGATTCGATGAAGCTCATCTCCTCGATACCATTGAGTAACTGCGTCGCTTCCGTATACATGGATGCAAGCTCCGAACGCTCTAAATTTATCATCACGTACATACTCCTCGTTTGTTATTTTCGACAGCGTGTAGCCAGCCTTGCTGTCCCAATAGGTTTCCATGTCTATGGTTAGGATCATGTCAAAAGGCTTAGACATAGGTAGCCCCTAGAATAATTTTAGATATGCTTGTTTGGGATACCCCCAACAAGCGCGCAATTGCTTCTTGCGATACGCTGTGCGTGTACATGTCTTTAATCAAAACAATACTCTCCTTGGTTTGTTTAGCGTTGGTGTGTGCAGCGCCTTTGTAGGCGGTTCGTCTTTTACGTGAGTATGCTTCTAGCTGGTTCTCTGCGTATGTTCCTACCCGCATATGTGAGGGGTTGCAGCACCTTCTGTTGTCGCATGCGTGCAGAATAAAGCCCGAGCCCTTTCTGTTTTTTGGTGCGTCGGGGCCGGGGATAAGCCCCGACAGAAACGCTGCTGTCCGGTGTGCGGTAGCTGCACGGCCTTGATACATCAAGGTGCCGTAGCCCGTTGTGTTTACCGCACCTACCCAATCCCAACACCCGCCTCGGGTTTTTGCCACTCTATTCCAAAAATCTTTTGGTGTTGATTTTCTGCTCATATAGACCTCATAACGTACTGATGTCTATAGTATATCACGCGCATTGTTTTCCTTTAATTTAATAGCCCGCTTTCGGGAGCGCCTGACATCATCTCTTCGTGCAACTTAATAGCGCACACGCCCATCAACTCGGATGCTTCCAACTCGTCCAAGTTAACCGCCATGATCTCCACATGGCCTTCGTGCTTTACCACTATCAGCGCTCCGTTCTCATCACCAACAAAGCCGCGAGACAAGCGCTCAAACAAATGAATCATGGAGTCCCTGCGCTCGGGAGTCATCTGCAGTATGCGGCTCTCGATCAGCGTTCCAATAGCGTCGAACTCTTTTGCATCCATTCAATAACCTCCTTCACCTTGTCTATGTTTGTCTCGTTGATAACGGTGGCATAACCGCCGTTCTTTAATATGGCTGCGATCTCCCGATCTTGCAGCGCTGTCGTCTTGCCCTTACCCGCCTTGAGTTCAAAGGCTACGAACGTACCGTCCACGCAGCAGATGATGTCAGGTATGCCAGCACGACCGAAGCCGTTAGCCGCAGGCATGAAGTAGTACACCCCCGCATCGTCGAGTATCTTCTTGACGGCCTTCTTTACAAGTCCTTCTGGTGTCATTTCTTAGCTCCTCGTTTTGGTTTAAGCGCAGCGATACCAGCATCCGGTTCATCCACGGCTTGGGGTTGTCGTTGTTCCATGAACTTGTCAGCTATATCAAACGCCGAGTCCACTATGCGTATGTCTTCTCGGCCACGCATCAGCAGCCCCGCCATAGCGAACATGGCAGCTAAGTCCCGTAGGTTTGTGTCGTGCTCGGTCATTTGCTAGCCTCCCAAAACAGGCGGCGTATCTCGTTGAGCGCATCCTTCAAGTCACCCTGAAGCTGTTCGATGTGGTCGTGTTGCTCTTGCATCTTGCGGTAGGAATCCTGCGCGAACTTCGCTAGGTTCTCGTTGTTCCATGCGGCAAAGTTTGGTATGTCGTTCATGCTTTTCCTTTCGTTTTAGGTTTAGGGCAATCCTCGGGCGGTACTACTGCGCACCACACTGCATGGGGCGGCTCGTGGACTACTGGGTGCCATCGGTCAATGTAAGTGTCCGGCATATTCTTCAATGCGTTACGCACAGAGTCCGGCCTCATTTCAAGACGCTCAGCTATTTCTATAGAGGTAAGCCCGTCGTGGTATTGGTGCAGCAGCCTGCGGATGCTTGGGTGTGTTGACCTACTCATTTACCCATCCTTCTGCTGGCTTGATAAACCCTGCCATTGGTATGGGTGCGTGTCCGGGCACACGCGCTGGCTCGTCAAAGAATACCCGCTTGCGTAAGGAGTTTGCATCTTGGTGAAAGAACTCGGGGTACTGTTCATGCAGGTTGTCGATTAACTCGTTGAGCCGGATGTTCACTGTGCCTTGGTAGTACGTCCCAATCTTCGGGCGCACTAGGTCTTTTAGTTTTGTTTGTTGGTATCGCGTAAACATGTTGTTCCTTTAAGTTTTGTATCCGCGGCTCTTAACTTTAAGCGCATCCGTAGCCCCTGCTCGTACAGGTTCGCTATTCTCAGGTACATACACCTGCCCATCCTTGACGTGGTTGAACGTCCTTGGCTTTGCCACTGGCGCTATCTTCTTCATTAGGTTCGGGTTACCTGCTGCTAGTTTCATGTGTTCTTCTCCTTGAGTTTGGTTTCGAGGGCACGGGCAAATTTCAGTTCTGAGAAATTATTAAAGCCATCCGTTGCAACCACTTCGGCATCGCATATTTCGGCAAACGTCAGCCCCACCCAAGGGCGTTGGTAGACTTGGATGTCGTCGTCTTCGTCTGCAATGTATCCCGCACTTGTAAGAACAATGCGCGGTTTTAATTTATCGTCTGTCATGTGTTCTTCTCCTTGAGTTTGGCTTCTGCCCAAAATGCACCAAGCATGAATTCGCGTGTAACGTCTACATGCCCCCCAATTAATAACACTCATATCATCCTCCAGTCCCACCCAAGGGCGTTGCTGTGGGGCGGTGTAGAGTTTGTCCCATGCCTTCAACTTCATTTGCTGGTGAGGAATTAGGCGAACATAACCAATATCATCATCCTCGCAAAAGACACCCACAGGCTCTTGTGCTGGCTGTGCTGCGGGGTATTCCATCATGCCTGTATCTACATTGAAATACTCGCACTGAAAGCAAGCTCCCTTGCAGTTTTTTAAGTTCGGACATTCCTGTGCCAAGGCTTTGTCAGCATCACGCCCCGCATCGCAACACGCTCTTGCTTTTGCGTTTGTGTGGCATCCACAGAATTCACAAATTCTATAACCCCACGAAGCTGCCAAGGCTGCTTCAATGACGGTGATGGCTTCAAGAATGTGTTCAGGCGCTCCGTCTTCATCATTCTCACGATAAATATCTCGCTCTGTTTCCAACGCCTCAAGCGCAAGTTTCAATGCTTCTTTCATTCCACCACCTCCTGCTTTGCGGTTAACCCCTCAAGGCGTTTAATCCGTGCCACGTTGTACGAAACAAGGGCAGTGTGGTACTCCATACTCGATTGATGGCGTAGCTTGGTGCGCTGCGCTTGTATCAATTCCTCAGCAATCAGTTCGGCTGGCGTTGGCATGACCCAATGGTTTATCAGCCATTCCCATACATTTTTTAAGTGGTTCATGCTTTTCTAGCCTCCATCATTGCGTCTGCTACTTTATAAGTCCACTCACAACCTCTTTCAGTAAAGTCTTCCCCTTCTTGGAGTGATGCAATTAACCCTTGCATGGCCTTGGCTGCAAAGTAATCACGCAGGGTCATGCCTGTGAAGTGCATACCAAGTGTTTGTGTACCGTGGTTATGCAATGGAAATGCTGGTGTGTCGCTTCTGTTTATTAAGTATTCTTTCATTTGAATATGCTCCTTGCTAATACGGTTTTACTGGGTTCGCACTGCTTAGACTGCGCCTTGGTATCACTGAAATAACCAATGGCAAAGCAGACGGCGACGAACGCCCCTACGCATTTAACGAACGTCATCAGGCCGTCCCAAAACCTCTCAAACACGGTAGGGGTTTCTTCGTCTTCAACCAATTGAATTTGTATCTTGCTCATACATTTACCTCCAAGTCTTCACAGAATAAAGTTTTGATTCGATAGGTGCGTGTCTTCAGGATGTAGTCGATGGCATCGCTCGGGCTTGCCGCATACACCATCACGTCATCCACATGGTTCTTACACGCGCTGAAAATGGTCACGATGTAGTTTTTCATACACCCTCCCCGAAGATGGCCTTGAGCTTCTGCATAAGAACTTTGGCTTGGCGCACGTTCAGCGTGTCGATGTACTTGTCCATGTCGTCTGCTGTGCGGTGCATGATTAGCTGCGCTCGCTTCTCTACTGGCTCAGGGGTTTTTTGTTCACCGCGCTCAATCGCCATGTTCAGTACGCGGCGTTCGATGTCAGCAATATCAACGTGGACAACAGGCAGTGTTGTTGGGTCAACCTGCGCACCCTTGGCCTTCTTAGCCTTCTTCGACTTCTTGCTCGAAGACATCTTCAGCGGTGCGTACTCGGTCAGGTTAGCGTGCATCGTGCCATCCTCCAGTATGCGCAACTGCCGCTGCCTAGTAAGCGCAGACAACAGTGATGCCGTGGAAGATAGCTTGTACCCCATAGCGGACAAAGCATCCGTAGCTTGTGCCCGTGTGCAGCCCGGGTTGTCCCGCACATAGTTGAACGTGGCTCGTGACACGTTGTTGGTGGGCTTGAAACCCTTCTGCCCCTTGGCCGTTAGGTTAGGCGCATCTTTGGCATGTACCCCTTGCTCCCATTCGGCAAAAACTTTTTGTAACGCAGTTTGCATAGTGCTCATTTGATTCTCCTTAATTTACTAACAAAATCAGTGTAGCGTCGTTAAGCGCTACACGACGTATACTCCCTCGATATTATTTTTCTATCGACCAACCCATCTTGATAAAGACCCGCTCGATGCTCGGGTCAGGTACATCTTGCGTAACGATGGTCGCCGTTTTTGTGGCCTTGCTAATCTTGATGACCGTTCCCGAACGTGGCACAGCCCACGTCCCCTCATCCTTAATCATGTTGACCAACCCCTGCGTCCACTGCACGCAGTGGCGCATCCCTTCCTCTGTGTCTAAATCGTAGTTCATGCTGTCCCCCTTATAAGAGTGGCCTGTCGGCGGTTACTTGCTCGAAATGGTTCTTGGTGCTGTCGATGAACATGGCTACCTGATTGACCGTGCAGTTCTCCACCACGTTCCATACGGTGATGTTGTCCACCATCCACTCCTCGACCTCCATCATCTCCATAATCTCATCGTAGGTAAGGTCGTCGGGGTAGTACGTCAACCATTCGTCCAAGGCAAAGCGCTCGGCTTTGCTAAGTTTGTTTTCTGTTATTGAGCTGTCCATGATGTCTCCTTTTGGTGTTGGTAAAAAGTAACCCTGTGCTTGCAGTAGTGCGGCGCAATCCAATCAAGGTTTGTCTCTTCGGCGTACGCCTCTGCTGCATCCATATCCATAAACCGTGCGTCACTTACGCTATGCACGATAGCCTCGTCATCAATGAATTCGATGACCCCAAACAATATAAGTACCTTCATGATGTTTCTCCTTTAGTTAGTTCGTTGGGTATCTCTACACCGTCAGCACGCAGCATCGCAATGCCCACAGCCCACGGTATGTCGTGCACCTCATCCCAATCATTTGTGTTGCCGCTGTCGTTGTGCAAACTTATGGTGAAGTAACAATCCTTGAACCCCGTCTCAAACGTCATGCGTAAGTCCACAGAGGTGTTGCCTTCGTCAGGTAGTGAGCACAACTCTTTGTCGTAGTCGTAGTAGTCGCCGTACGATTGGTTATATGTCCATTTGTTTGTTGTCATGATGTTTCTCCTTTGTTTGCCCACATTACGGACAGTTTTTCTGATACCACGTTCATCCACTCAGGGTGGAGTTCATACAAGGCAGCGGCTACGCTCCAGTTAAGGTCGTTCTCACTATCCATGTGCTTAAACGCTTCCATTGCTATTGCGTCTGTGTCTATCTTCATGCTGTTTCTCCTTGGTTGAATAGTTCGGTCAGCACATGCCCCAATATCATTGCCCCATACATGAGCATTAGCTTGGATAGATACCCATCCATGTCCCATGCAAGGACGAGCACGAGGGTCGCTTGTGCCGCCATAAAAGTTAGGTATCTTGCGTCCATTTAGTTCTCCTTAAAGTTATTCGGCATATGCCACATCGAACAACGTGCACAGAACCGTGTCAACGTCGTTGTACCCAACCATCCCCTTCGCCATAGTCAGCGCATCGTCTGTCAACTTGTTACGGTTGATAAACTTAACAGCCAACGCAGGGTCTTCGGGATACACACTCTCAGCCATGAGGTCGATGAGCCCCTTGGTGAACCCTTGCTCTGCATCCAATATGCACTCGAACAAGTACTCGTCTTCATTCATGTCGTACATGCCATCGCCCACAGGCCACACCCCGAAGGCATCGTTCGTAGCGCTCATGCCGATGCCCTTGTATGGTTTGTCCCATGCGAACACGTCGTCGAAGTCCTTGACTAGGGGGTCACGCTCAATGGGCAGCGCATCCCAGTCAATACGCAGCACCGCCTTGGCAAGAGCCGCAAAGTGCACCATGTCCAACTGCTCACGGTCTCCATGCTCGAACTGATACCCGCAACTGACGTTCGTACACTCGGGGATGATGTCAACGAACTCGGCTGTATCTGTGTACACCCCTGTGTTGTCGGGCGAATACATCAGCGTGTCGTCATACTGGTTGAGCGCAGATGACAACGCATCACCGAACGCATCCGAACAGCAACGACCCCACCCTTGGTGCGTGATGACGCTATCCACACCACGCCTGTCGAACGCAATGGCACGGCTGAACTCAGACAGCAACTCGGGATACTCCTTAGCCAAGTGCTTAGCACCGATACCACCACACTCCTCACCCTGCGTGAATATGTAGTAGCCCTTGACATCTGCGTGCAGCAGGTGCATCAGCAGCGCACAGCCCACGCCATTATCCGCACCGAGCGCAGCACCGTCAGCGAACCACATCGTCTTGGTCTTGCGTATCTTGTTGGGCTTGACCTCACGGTGCACGGTGTCAACGTGTGCCACGAATAGCGTACGGTTCGTCTCGTCCAGTCGGTTGTCAACGTGCAGGTTGTTGCATGAGTCCAGCCACGCTGTGCCCTGTACTT